GGGGGTTTGATGGCGTCCGACTCTCACGTCTTGGGGTCGTACGGAAAAGAGTTCGGGGATATGCTCGTTCCGGGCAAAGCGAAGGTCGGTGAGCCACAGTTCGAACCGGCAAAGGAACAGGCCCGTCGGATGGAGAAGCTGATCCACGATCAACTCCTCGACACGAATGCGGTCAATGTATTCCGCAAAGCGATATTCGAATCCGCACTCTTGGGCACGGGCATCGTCAAGGGGCCGTTCAATTTCTTCAAGCGTGTCCACAAGTGGCAGCGCGGTGAAGATGGTGAGCGCGACTACATGCCCTACGAAAAGACTGTGCCTCGTATCGAGGCCGTCTCGCTCTGGGACTTCCACCCTGACCCGTCAGCTACGTCGATAGAGGATTGCGAGTACGTCATCGAGCGTCACCGCATGAATAGACAGCAGCTACGTAGTCTCATCATGCGGCCACACTTCGACGCTACAGCGATTCAAAATGTCCTTGCGAAGGGGCCGAACTACTCTGACAAATACTACGAAGACACGATCCGAGAGGACGAAACCGAAGCGTACTACCAAGAGAACCGCTTCGAAGTCCTTGAGTATTGGGGCGTCCTCGATGCTTACTTCGCTGACGAAGTCGGCCTAGAGGAAGCGAAAAACATGTCGGAGTTCGACCAGCTACAGGTCAACGTGTGGGTGTGCGGCAACGAAGTCTTGCGCTGTGTAGTCAATCCCTTCACTCCTGCGCGGATACCGTATCAGGCGTTTCCGTTCGAGATCAATCCCTATCAGATTTGGGGTGTTGGTGTCGCGGAGAACATGGAAGATGCCCAGCTACTTATGAACGGTCACGTTCGTATGGCTATCGACAACCTCGCTCTCGCTGGCAACCTTGTCTTCGATGTCGACGAGGCATCACTCGTACCGGGACAGAACATGGACATCTTCCCCGGTAAGATATTCCGTCGTCAGTCGGGTGTCACAGGCACGGCAATCAACGGCCTCAAGTTCCCGAACACGGCCCCCGAAAACATACAGATGTATCAGATATCTCGCCAGCTTGCTGACGAGGAGACGGGCATACCGTCGATCATGCACGGCCAGACAGGAGTCACCGGCACCGGACGCACAGCAGCAGGACTGTCTATGCTGATGGGCAGTGCAGGTTTGTCGATGAAGACGGTCATCAAGAATATCGACGATCATCTTCTCAAGCCACTCGGTGAAGCGTACTTCCAGTGGAACATGCAGTTCAACATGGAATCGGAGGACATCGAGGGTGACTTGGAGATCAAGCCACGCGGTGTAGCGGCAGTGATGCAGAAAGAGGTACGCACCCAGCGTCTCACCTCGTTGCTGCAGACGATAGCTAATCCGATGCTTGCGCCGTTTGTGAAGCTGCCGAACCTCATGCGAGAATTGGCAATCGCACAGGACATCGATCCGGACAGCCTCGTCAACGACGTAAACGAAGCACAACTCTACGCACAGATGTTACAAGGGATGATGCAGAATGCTCAACAAGCAGCAAGCGCGGAAGCTGGCGGCGCTCCTCAACAGCCCGGAATGGCCCCGACTGGAGGAGTACCTAGCGGACCTCCGGGAAGTGACGATTCAGGCCGTGGTAATGGCACAATCGGAGTCGGAGTTGCGCCAGACGCAGGGGAAGCTGGCTTTACTGGAAATGCTCCTCAAGTTGAAGAGTAGTCACGAGGCGGTAGTACGAAACAATGGCTGAAAAAAAGATAAAATCAGCAACCAAGCGTGATCCTAAACTATCCGTTGAAGAAAACTTCGCGGTTAGCCCCTTTAAAGTTGCGTATGATGTTCTTGGTAAACAGTTTTTATCGATGCCGGAAGAAGCACGTAATTTTGTTATGAAGATGGTTGCGTCAGGAGATTTGACTGCAACAGAGATTAGAAAGGCTTCGAAGAACCTTTTACCGTATAATCCTGATAAGGGTATATCATCAGATACGGTTTTGGACGATGAAGCTAAAAAGCCGGTGGCAAGGGCAGATGATTTTAAGATTTTACAGCAAAACATGGATATGCGCGAGTTAGAAAATCGTCTTAGAGAAGAGGGGCGCGGATACGACTCTCGATCTATAAACACGATGTCTGACGAAGAGTTTTACAGAACATTTTTTGGATACGATTATCAGCAGAAGCAAATTCCCCAGACAGATGCCGAAAGAGATTTCTTTAAGTTCGATCCCCAATATGAAGATAATCTGCCTAAAGGGCCGATAGAGGGCAATAAAATGTTCAAATATCAGGACGCTTTTTTTCCAGACGGTCGTCGGATGAAGGCGGCAGAGGGAGGAACAATGACTGATCCGATATACGATCCTAACGCTTTATTTGGAGCGACTAGCACTCAAACAAATCCTGACGCTGACAACGCCCCCTTCACGCAGGTGTACGGTCAACGACGCTCGTCACCCTTGAGTATGGAGGAATACTTGAGTGGCAGCATGTATGATTTTGCCGGTATCGACGTGTCGGCAGCACCTGACATTGATGACGATGACGACGACGATGATGACGACGCTCAAGCTGCACCCAATATTCTCACACCTGTCAGTGAGCGGACAGACGATCCATCACAAGTTTTCCGTGCGATATCGCAGGGTGGACAACTGGGTACGGGCTACCGTGTAAGCGCAAAAGACCCGTCTAAATATCTCGATGATTTGGTCAATGCAGAGACTTTCACAGTCAAAGAAGATGGCTTCTCAAAGTACGCGCAACAGAAGTTCAAAGAGGGGGGAGGTATGGTTACAGCGGCAGTCACACCAGCACTCGGGCCTGTTACTGTTTTAGCTGCCGGAGCCGCAGCCCTCGCTCAAAAACAAAACAAAAAGAACGCACAGGCTATCCTGCAAACTGGCGGGGGTGACTTGTTCGAGTTGAACGGGGCGACGGTCAGTCGCGCACCGGGTGAAAGGATTTTTACAGGCAACTTGGGCGGCTTTTCTCAGGAGCAACTCTACGCTTCACGAGAGATGGATTTCGGCTTCATTCCGGGATCGATGAGGGAGATGGTAGCAGCGTCAACCGATCCGTATGCAGTTCAAGGTAAAAAAGATTTGATGAAACGATCTGGTAATCGTGGTGTTGCAGCCGCCGGACAAGTATCCGGACACATCATGGATGCGTACGGAACGATACACGGCACGCGCGATGAAAGCGGCGGTCAGATGCGAGTCGGAGCTATAGCCGCACAGCGAATGCGTGAAAACGAGTTCCGTCAGAACATGATAGATGCAGGTCTTCAAAGTAAACTAGACGAGATGATTGCTGACAACAGTTTCACTATGAATGCCGTACGGGCTAAACAGCATGCGGACGGTATTATGAAAGCTGGTCAGGGATTTCGATTCCGGGCAGCGAACGTACCGGCAGATCAATACGCGAAAGCCTTGAATGATCGAGGCAAGACTTATCAAGACTACGTAAAAAGCACGCACGGCACTACGCCGACCACTAAAGTAGATACATCGCAACCGGATGACTTCGTGCCGTCTGTAAGTCAATCACGCAGCGAAGCGAATCGTCTAAAAGCGGAAGCACAAGCAGCCGCGATTGCCGCAGCACGGCAACGTGACGAAAGCGATGATAGGGATGACTTTGCTGCTGCACGTGAAGACGCACAAAGAGAGAGAGAAGAAAGAAATCGAGAGAGAGAAGAAAGAAATCGAGAGAAAGTCGATAGAGCCAATGAAGCTATGGGAAGAGACAGAGGATTTAGAGGCTTCAATGACGGCGGTCGCATCGGCATGGCAAGGGGCGACACACCGCAGGGCACCTTCGAACCCGGCTTCGTCGAGGGGCCACCCGAGAATTTCACAGAGCGCGAAACCGTAGCTGACGATCAAAACGGCAAGGTCACACCGGACACGTTTATCATCAACGCAGCAGCCGTAGAAATCGCCGGTAGTGAAGACATACGAAAGATGTTGATGAAAGCCTACGAAGTGGCTGTACAAAAAGGACTTGACATTGGTCGTGTAGATCGTAAAATATATGAAGGGACAGTAGACGTTGCTCTTTCGAAGGGCGAAGTCGTCGTGCCTCCCGAGTTAGCCAAAATCATCGGCTACGACCGCCTCCGCAAAATCAACAACCGTGGCAAAAAAGAAGTCGCGAGTCGTCAGAAAAAGGCGGCGAAGGGCGGATTCATTTCTAAATAAATTTATATTCGCTGGCTACCCGCAACGCGGCCCCAGCACAACCGGAGCGGCCACCCACACGCCAAAGTGGCCCCGCTAGTGAGGTAAGTAAAATGGCAAAGAAAGTACGCGGCCACCGTGCCAACAAGCCGAATGACTCGTTCGGTGTAGTCAACAACGAGTCCCTGTATCGCGGTCAATACCGTGAGGATGTTCACAAGGACGACGAAGAAGAGGTAGAAGCCCAAGCCGAAGCGGACCCCGAACAGACGGCTACTCCGCAGAGCAGTAGCTTCGTCGAAGCCGAAGAAAAAGAACACGACTACAAAAAGCGATACGACGACCTCAAAAAACACTACGACAGTAAGGTCAACGAATTCAAGCAGGAAATCACATCCCTACGAGAGGCGATAGATTCACGCGAAGTGGACATGCCTACTGGTGTACAAGCACCGAAGACAATCGAGGAACTGCAAGCATTCAAAGAACAATACCCAGAAGTGTTCGATGTGGTTCAAACCGTATCATCGATTCAGGCAGAGTCGCAACTTTCGGAACTTCGTGAAGAGTTGGGCACTATCAAGGAACGGGAAAAAGAACTGGAAAAGCAGAAGGCTTATGAAGAGCTACTACGTTTACAGCCCGATTTCGATACGCTC